GTTGTTAAAATGTACTGGTAAGAGGTATCGCTATGCTCAGAAAAGTTAAACTTTATGGAGAACTAGCTGACTTTGTCGGTCATAAAGAATTAGATGCTGTAATAAATTCCACTGCTGATGCAATAAGATTTTTAATAACTAATTTTGAAGGGTTAGAAGCACACATGGCAAATAGACATTATCAAGTGCTTGTCGGTAATTATGATATTGATGAGACTGAAATACACAATCCAATAGGACAGTCAGATGTAAGTATTGTTCCTGTAATTTCTGGTGCTGGTGGGGGTGTAGGTAAAACTTTATTAGGAGTTGCCTTAATAGGTTTAGCAGTCTTTAATCCTGCCGTTGGGTTTGGGCTTGGACCAGGAGGTTTAGGAGGAGGATTTGCTACTGCCTCTGGAGCGTTTAGTCTTACTGCTACTTTAGGAAA